TTATGACCATATAGTATTAGAAAATGAACAATTTTTATTATGGAATTAAAAAAATATATAGAAGCAACATCAAAGATAATAATACCATCTATTGACCATTTACAGTTAGTAGAATATAAAGGAAGGGAATTAGATTTCGCTTATGGTATGGAAGAATATCACACAAGTTTTAGAAGAATGTTTAAAGAAATAACACGATTAATATGGCGATAGATAAGACAATAAAATTAAAGGTAGATAGTAAAGATGCCGTTAAAGGTATTGACCAAGTAGAAAAAGGCGTTAAAGGCGTAGATAAATCTGCAAAGGGTGCTAAGTCAGGACTTGGTGGAATGACAGGTGCTGCTAAAGGATTGGGCGTTGCTTTTAAAGCGTTAGGAATAGGTCTTATTATTTCTGCCTTTATGAAATTGAAAGAAATTTTTAGTGGCAATATAGAAACAGCTAGAAGGTTTGAAAGAATATCAGCACAAGTGGGTGCAGCTTTTGATGTAATTAGAGATAGAGCAGAAGATTTTATAAAATCATTAATAAAATTAAAAAACCCATTTAAAGCATTTAAGGATTCATTTACAGGAACTTTTACGGAAATAAAAGAAGAAACTAAAGCTATTGATGGACTAACACAAGCACTACAAACTGTAAGAGATGAAGAAAGGGACTTAATGCTTGAAAGGTCTAAAGCAAATAAAATAATTGCAGAATCTAGGTTATTAGCAGAAGATGATACAAAAACTATGCAAGAAAGGTTAGCTGCTTTAAAAACAGCAGTAGCAGAAGAAAAAAGAGTAGCAGATTTAGAGTTAGAAACACAACAAAAAAAAGTAAATGCTTTACAAGACATTATAGATTTAGGAAAATCAAGTGAAGAAGATATTGCAAATTTAGCAGCAGAAAGAGCAAGATTGATAGACCTACAAACAGCTTCAGTATTAAAACAAAAAAGAGTAGCTGCCGAAATAGGAACTTTTACAAATCAAATTGCTAAAGAAGAAGAACGAATTGAAAAAGAAAGATTAGCAAGGATAGAATTAACAAATCAAGCAAGAGAACTTAACTTAGAAGTAACGGCAGAAATTACTAATAAAGAAATTGAAGCATTAATAAAAGCAGAAGAAAAGAGGTTAGGAATAGAGCAGAAGGCAGCAGATGATTTAAAAAAGCTAAAAGAAAAAGAAGCACAGGATTTATTAGCTTTAGAAAAAAAGAAGGCAGAAGAACAAAAGAAAATAAAAGAACAGCAAATAGCTGCTGTAAAAGCTATGGAAATACAAGGCGCACAAAGTATTCTTGGTAGCTTAGGACAACTTGCAGGTGAAGGAACAAAACTAGCTAAAGCAACTGCATTAGCTAATATATTAATTAATTCAGCACAAGGTGTTTCAGCAGCAATTAAAGCAGGTGCAGGTTTACCTTTCCCTGCTAATTTAGGTGCTATTGCTACAGGTGTTGCTGCTGTATTATCAGGAATTGTATCAGCTAAAGCTATATTTAAAAAAGTTAAAACGCCTGGTGGTGGTGGTGGTGGTGATATAGATGTTTCTGCAACATCTGCACCTGCTATGCCAACAGGAATAGGTGGTGAAGGACTTATACCCAATTTAGAAGGAATAGAAGCTACAGCATTGGGTGAACCCCAACCTGTACAAGCGTATGTTGTAGAAAACGATATTTCTAATGCTCAGGCATTGCAACAAGAACTAGATGTTCAAGCTACATTATAAACAAAAAAACGAACTTTATATTTATTAGTGTTATGGCGAAAAAGAAAAAACTTATAGAATTAATAATAGATGAAACTGCTGATATGTTTGGCGTTGATGCTATTTCCGTTGTTAAATTCCCTGCGATTGAGGAAAACTTTGTGTTCTTCAATAATGACTTTTTATCATTAGCAAAAGCAGATGAAGAAAAGAAGCAGTTAATTGGTGCGATTTTAATACCTGACAAAAAGATTCCAAGATTAGACAAGGAAACAAACGAAGAATACGATGTATTCTTTACTAAAGAAACGATTAAACAAGCACAGAAGCTGTTTATGGCTAGTTTAAACAACAATAATCATACTCTTGAACATAAAGAACCACTACAGGGTTTAACTGTCGTAGAATCGTGGATTAAGGAAGATAAGAAATATGATAAGTCCAATATGTATGGTTTTAATAATCTTCCAATAGGAACTTGGTTTGTGCAAGTAAGTGCAGAACATAATCCTGAAATATGGGAAGCTATCAAAAACAAGGAAGTTCGTGGGTTCAGTATCGAAGGCTACTTTACGGATAAACTAATTGAAGCATCTAAAGAAAAAGATATATTAGATGAAGTATGCGAAGATTGTCCTGATGAAGTAATGATGGGTAAAATAAAAGATGTTATTCTACAAAATGAATTAAGACCTGTAGGTGCTTTAGATGGTGAACCATTATTTAGAACAAAAGAAGAAGCAGAATTATATGCTGAAATGTTTAAAGGTTGTTCAGGTTCACATACTCATACTGTTGATGGTGTTAGATTATATATGCCTTGTGATGACCACGCTTCAGCTACAATGCGAGAAGAACACGCTGAAACAGGAAGAAAAAAAAGAAAGAAAAAATACAAGATGTTAGAGTATGTTGCCTATGCTAAAAGAAAGGCTATGCTAAAGTATTCTTGGGACGATTGTATGAGGGACCAAATGAAGGAATACGGCAATAAAGAAACTGCTGCTAAGGTCTGTGCAGCTATCAAAAATAGAACAGTAAAACGATAAAGAAATAAACAACACTAACCCTTTTATATTTATTAATGTTATGGGAACACTAGAAAAAATTTTAAATATCTTAAAAATGAAAAATGAACCTAAATCTTATAGCGTAAAATTCTACGCTGAAATGAAATTAGATGATGGTCGTACTATTGCTACAGAAGATGAGCAGTTTATGATTGGGTCTAAGGTTTTTGCTATCGGTGATGATGGCGAAGCAGAAGCATTGGAAGCAGGAAGCTATACAATGGAAAATGGCAACAGAATGACTATTGGTGATTCATCTGAAATTCTTGACTTAGGTGAAGAAAAAGAAGCTGAAGATGTTGAGGCATCTGAAGAAGAATTGTCTGAAGAAGTTGCTGAAGAATCTAAAGAGGAACAATTTGATGAGCCTGGCGAAACACCTGCTGAGAAAGCAGATTGGGCAAAATCCTATGAAGAATTAAAAGATAGGGTTGCCGAATTAGAAAAAGCGGTATTTGGTGAAAAAGCCGCAGAAGAAACTGAAGAATTATCTGAAGAAACCAAAGAAGATTCTGAAGAAGAAAAAACAGAAATGAGTTCTGAAATGATTGGTGAACTTATGACACAAGTTGAAGAACTTAAAGGGAAAATAGTAGAACTAAGTGGCGAACCTGCAACGGAAGGTATTAAATACAATCCTGAAGGCTCTAATTTTAATTCAACTATTGATTTAGCGAAACTGTCTGTAAGTGAAAGGACAGCATATTACATTAACAATAAATAATAAATAAAATGGCGAATAAAATTCAATTATCAAAAAAGCGTGAATTTGACATAACTATCACAGGTGATACTTATGCAGGTGTACACGCCCTGCCTTATGTTACTGCTGCCTTGAGAAGTCCTGACACAGTAGCTAAAGGCTATGTTAGAACAATGGACGGTCTAACAAAAAGTGCAGTTATAAATAACATTGCTTCAAGCAATCCTATTGTAGCGGCAGCTTGTGCTTTCTCAAGTGAGAATAGTGTATCAAGTACAGAACAAGTATTAACTCTTACTGACCTAAAAGTAAACGAGGAAATATGCCGTGGCACCGTTTTCCCAACGTGGCTTGGACAGGGTATGGATAGAAATGGTAACTTGCCACAAGAATTTTCTGATTTCTTATTAAAGGTTGTTGCAGGAAAAGCAGCAGCACAATTAGAGATAGGTATATGGCAAGGTGCTTCACCTTTCGGAACAGGTTTCTTATCTGATGATGGAACTCAAGATGAAACAGGTGCAGATGCAAGTGCTATGAAAGATTTTAGCGAAGTAGATTTCGCTGATGCTTTAGCTGCTTCAGATATTCTTACTGATATGGCTTCTGTTTATAATAAAGCTGCTTCTGATATTTCAGGAATACTTACTAAACCAGGTGCAGGTTTTTATATGAACAATAAAACTTATGGTTTTTATATTCAAGCATTAGCATCAGCAGGTTCTAATCAAGGACAAGTATCAGGTGCAGGGTTTAACTTAGATGGTGATAATATGACATACTTTGGCTACCCAATTTACAGATGTCCAGGTATGTTTAATGACACTATTGTATTTACTTATCCTGAGAACTTAGTATTTGGAACTAACCTAGCAACGGATTGGACTGAAGCAAGATTAATCCCAACATACGAATACGATGGAAGCGACAACGTAAGAGTTACTATGAACTTTGCGGTTGGCGTACAAGTTGCAGTAGCGACAGATGGTGTATATGGTTCAACTGTTTGGACTTAATAGATACTTTAAATGGGCAGTTGAAATATACTGCCCTTTTATTTAACTTTTTAATAAATAATAATTATGGCTTGTAATATCACAAGAGGGCGTTTGATTGACTGCAAGGACACCATTGGTGGCTTGAAAGCTATTTATATTGCTAAATCATACAGTAATGATGTATCAGCATCAGCTACTATTAATACTACTGAAATGACAACGGCAGGTTTTGCTAATTGGTCTTGTTGTGGTGGTACTGTTGAGGTATTTAAATATGATTTAGTTCAGAATCTATCTAGTTTAACGGTTACTATAAATTCTGACAATGCTAATGGAACTACATTTTTCACACAAGCATTATCTGTAACTCTACAAAAGATAGACCACGATATGACAAATGAATTAAGATTAATGGCGTATTCAAGAAGTCAAATCTTTGTTCAAGATGCTAACGATAATGTCTTTTTATTGGGTATTGATAATGGGTGCCACGTTAGTGGTGGTACTGTTATAACAGGAACTGCTAAAGGTGACTTAAATGGGTATACAATAGAATGGTCAGCAGAAGAAAAGAATGCTTTAATTCAGTTACCTGCTTCAGCAGGTGCAGCTACAGCTAAATATCCATTTGATGGATTGACTGATGAAGCTAACTTAACTATTACAGTAGGAACTTAATCGCTACTCTATATATATAAGAAAAGGGGTTTTTATTGCCCCTTTTTTTGTACACTAAAAAACAATTAACTAACTTTTATATTTATAATAAAATACTATGGCGTATAAACTTAAAAAAGAATGGGAAGGCAAATCTATTGATACTATTAGAATACCACTAGATGAATTAACACAAGCACAAATACTTAAACTAAATGAAAGTGTTAGAAATGCCTTGTTTATAGAAGAAAAACCTAAAAAGAAAAAGAAAGATGATTCAAGCAAGTAGAGGTGCTTTTCAAACACCACCCTTAGGTTTTGCTAACATATTTTATGTAAATACATACGATAAATATGAAAATAAGGATAATATACAGTATAAACCAATCATTACTTTTACAAGTCAAATGACAGGAAAATCGGAAAGTATAGTTCCAAGCAGTTATGAGTATACTAATAAAGACAGATATGTAAAAATTACTTTTACTATTAAAACCACAGGAACAGTAGGTGGGGGTTATATTAATTTAGGAAATGATGATTTTCCTTACGGTTTTTATGATGTAACAATAAGGGAAAATACAACAAATTTTTTGCCAGGCACTATTGACACAAGACCAATAGTGTATACAGGCATAATGAACCTATCTTCTAGGGCAGAAGGCGAGGCTTATGCTAACCCTTCTGTTACATACACAGAATATACAACTAACGATTCTGATACCGAATCAGTTTATATAACAAATGACTAATTATGAATTTAAATCTAGTAAAATTATCACATTATAACATTCCTCATTTAGTGGAAAAATCTAACCAAGATTGGGTAAGTTTTGGTGAAGATAATTTATATCCTAATTATCTATTAGAACTATTCTTAGGAAGTGCTATCAATGGTGCTTTGGTTAAGTCAATAGGTGCTATGATTTATGGTGAAGGATTAGCTGCTACTAATGTAGATGAATCAGAATCTACAAAAGAATCATATTTAAGATTAACGGAATTATTACACAATTCTGATGATGATGTCTTAAAAGATTTAGCTATGGACTTAAAGCTATTCGGTGGGTGCTATGTGAATGTAATATGGTCAAGAGATAGAAGTAAAATTGCTAAAATAAAACACATACCTGCACAATATATAAGAAGTGGTAAAATGGTAGATGGTGAAATAGATACTTATTATTATAGTGCTGATTGGTCTAAATATAAAAAAGGTGAATATAGACCTACGCCTTATAGAGCATTTAGCACAGAAGATAGAAGTAATGCAAGTCAAATCTTAATGATTAGAGATAAGAACCCTGCATTATTTTATGGATTTGCACCTGATTACGTTGCAGCTACAGATTGGATTCAAATGGAATTAGAGATAGCTCAGTTTCATTTATCTAATATAACAAGTGGTATGACACCTTCAATGCACGTTGGCTTTAGCAACGGCGTACCGACAGAAGAAGAACGTAGGACTATAGAACGACAACTGAATCAAAAATTCGCAGGTAGTGGAAATGCAGGAAAGATACTAATAACCTTCAACGATGGAAAGGAAACAGCACCTGTAATAGAACCTATCCAAATGAATGATGCACAATCAGCTTGGGAAGGAATGAGCAAACAAGCCGTAAATCAGATATTGGCAGGACACCGTTGCACAAGTCCGATATTATTTGGTATTCGTTCAGAAGGTGGTGGCTTAGGTAACAATGCTGATGAACTACGTGATGCTTACAGTTTATTTAACAATACTGTGGTCGTTCCCTTCCAGAACACGCTTTTAAAGGGTTTAGATAAGATATTTAGAGTTAATGATATAAACCTTGATTTGTACTTTAAAACGCTTAAACCTGCTGATTTCATTGATTTAGAAGTTACTAAAACACAATCAGAAGAAGAACAAGAAAAAGAAGGTGTTACAAATGAAGATATAGATAGTGAAGATTTAGTTGAAATGTCTGATGATGATTTAAATATAATTTTTGAAGAATTACAAGGCGAACAAATAGATGATAAAAAGTGGGAAATAGTAGATGAAAAAGATGAAGGCGAAATTGATGATTATGAAGAATGGGCGAAAAGTTTAATTAAGGAAAACAAAAAGAAATTCGCAGATGAAATAAGAAGTAAAGAAGATGCACCTAGTGCTTTAGACAAGTCCTTTTATAGAGTACGATTTAAGTATATTAAAAAAAGTAGAAAACCTAGCAAATCTACAAGAACATTTTGTGAAAATATGATGCGATTATCTAGAGCAGGATTTGTATATAGATTAGAAGATATAGATAAAGCAAGTCGAGAAGGTGTTAATAGGCGGCTAGGACATAAGGGTAGACCTTACGATTTATTTCGTTTTAAAGGTGGGGTTTATTGCCGCCACGCTTGGAAGGTGATTCTATATAGATTAAAAGAAGGAACAGAATTAAGAGAAGGACAAAGTTTAGATGATTATAAAAAAACGGATAGTATTCCTAAAACATATACACCAAAACCAAGAGGAATTAAAGATGCAGTAATAGCACCTGAAGATATGCCAAATAGAGGGCATTATCCAGGCGTAAAATAAAATAAAAATATGGCAATACAACATACATTAATGATTTCGGCGACACGCCTAAAGAAAGATACAGCATTAGGGGGTTCGGTAGATGATAACCTAATAATGCCTTACATATTATTAGCACAGGATATGTATATATTACCCATTCTTGGAACTGATTTAGATGCTAAAATAAAATCAGATATTCAAGCAGGTTCATTAGCAGGTGCTTATAAAACGCTTGTAGAAACATATATCCAACCTGCATTAGTTCAATTTGCTTTTGCAGAATTAGCACCATTTATGCGACTAAGATTCGTGAACAATGCAATCGTGGTTATGGGTGCTACAGACCAATCTTCAAGTGCTACTTATGAAGACATACAACCATTAATGGATAGAGCAAAAGATGCAGCAGAATTTTACAGACAAAGATGTATTGACTACTTACAAAATAACACAAGTTCTTTTAGTGAGTATTCAAGTAACACAGGTTCTGATTTAGACCCAACGACAAGAAACTATTATGCAGGTATAAACTTAGATTGTAATGTGCCTAGAAGTAATAGAGTAAAGAGTTTTTTACAAGGTGCAGATATTACGATATATGGGTGTTAAAAGAAGGACATATCCAAGCAGTTTGGAAAACTTTAAGAAGCTAAAAAATTATATTAAAAAATTAAATAATGGCAGGACAAAGATTAACAGACAAGACCGCATTAGACCAACAGACAGGTAGTGGCGACTTGTATATGGTGGTTGATGTAAATGACACCACAGGTTCAGCAGAAGGAACGAGCAAGAAAATAGATTCAAAATTTGTTATTCAAACAGATAAGTTTTCATTAACTAATGCTGAAGTAAAACTTTTATCAGATAGTGATTCACCTAAAACATTAGTAGGTGCTTTAAGTGGCTATATGGTGACTGTTTTTAATGTAACTGTGTTATGCACCTATGCTGCTTCCACCGAGACCTCTAGTAATGATTTATATTTTGGTTTTGATTCTTCATCTAATAGTGAACAATGGAAACAAGTAAGGGATATGATGAACACTAAGACAACTGATATAACTTATGTGTTAGCTTCAACACCGCCTAGTGGTGGTTCTTGTGCTACAACCATAAAAAATAAACCTTTTAAGATGTGGTCAAATGCGGCTTTTAATGGTGGTTGGTCTTGTGATGTTTATGTAACTTATTGCTATACAAAGCTGTTATCGTGATTCGGCTTTTAATTTTATTATTACCACTATTGTCTTTCGGACAATTCTATAAGTATTCCACAATTTATTTTGGTGGAAGCATAAACGCTACAATGTCGCCAATAGAAACCTATCAATATACTAACAATGAATTAATAGAAACCACTAATAATGATGGTGATAATTACAGGTATTTTATAGGAATTAAAAAAGTATCACGATACAAGTTTGAGAAGAAACCCAAGTTCTACTATGACGGACAAGAAAAAAATGCAAGTATATTTCGTTCACCTGTTGATAGATTAGAGTATTTGTTTCAATATGAACGAATAAAAGATAGAGGTGTTGAGTTTGAAAACAGAAAAATTTGGCTTAGATATTTAGGCAAACGATTTACTGTAAAACTAGAAGAAAGTATCAATGGTTATGTAGATTTAAGTTACAAGGCATTAGATGTCCGTTTTAAGCACGATTTTGGCGGTCTGAGGGCAACTTTAGGTGGTGTTGTAAGGAATCACCCTATTTATGGTGTAAACGCCTTTAAAAGAGATTTTCCAAATTACAATGATTTTGATAGTGTATCTACTGCATTAGGTTATCAGTCAGAATGGTATTACATAGACCAAAATAACAATGGACACTATGACAGAATGGAACAATCTTTTCACAGGTGGACAAATCAAGATGGTGATACAGTAGCAACTACAACACAACAATTTCAAGGTTACTATGCAAATATGGTAAGCCGATACAATAAAGAATGGGTTGCTGAACAAGGGAATCAGAACACGATTTCAGCAGTAATTGGGTTTTCTTATTATAAGCATTTGGATAAGTTCTTTGTCCTTGCTTATGGCAATTACTTTTTTATAAACAAAAAACTAACCAAATATGGTTCAGAAAGTATGGACTATGACTATGGATTGATATTGAATTATAAGCTAACGAGGTCATTATCCTGTTATACTCAATTAGAATACTTGAATTATTTTAATAGAGAAAATTACACAATTA